CTATTGGAATACGATGAAACTGGATTGACCGGAGATGCGTGGATTACAGCAGACGACGGACAAGCAAATGTCACTGGTAACACAGTTGATATTTCAGCGATAGATACTGTCAATATTACCGCCCCTAACGGCGCTTATATCACCGTCGACGGCTCTTCGCTTGGGGTGCTAAATGTTGCAAATGTGCAAACGACTGGCGACCTACGATTGCTTGTACCTGGCGGAGATGTGTTCTTGCACGACACCGCAGGGAGCAATCCAAGACTGCTCTTCCGCAATAGTTCCAATACCTTCCTTGGCGGAATCCAGATGCAAGGAGCAAATGTCTTTCGATTTTTCAACGGCGATGTGACAAACGACTACGCCTACATTTATGCCGAGCGTTTTTATCCTATGAACGGCACTACGGCAAGCCGCTACATCTACGACACAGGAACGAACTTGGCATCATCAGCAGGGTTCGCAGCAACCTCACTCTCAAGCACTGGCTCAGTAAGCGCCACTGACTCAATCTCAGTTGGTGGCGTCATCACAAACGACACGCCGACAGGAACCACTGGAACAACGAACGCAGCGATTTGGGTGCTTACTGCTGGAACAAACTACGAACTTCGTCGCAACACATCCTCAGCGCGATACAAGACCAACATCGTTGACGCTGACGAAGCCGTGCTTGAAGCGGCGCGCAAGATCCGGCCACGCCATTACGAGAGCACGATTGAGGAAGAGGCTGGCGTGACGCGGCTGGGCTTCATTGCTGAAGAGGTAGAGGCCGCAGGTCTGTCGCACGCAGTTGGGTACGACGGAGAGGGTCGCGTAGAGACTCTTGATCCGACCGCCCTCATCGCTGCTCTCTTCGTCAGGGTCAACGACCTTGAAGCACGACTTGCCGCGCTGGAGGCACGATGACCCCACGCCAGATTGACTCGTTGATCGAGCGCCTGGACTCTCACTCGCAGAAACTGGATGAGGTGCGCTCTGATGTTGATCGGATCAAGGGAGGACTTGTAGTGATCGGTGCGCTGCTGTTCAGCGTGCTGATCCCACTGCTCGCATCGCTGCTCTCGGCGTGAAGCGGCTCGCGTTCCCACTCCTAGGCTTGGTGCTGACCTGCTCTATGGTCGCGCCGATCTTCGCCGTGAGCGTCTGGACATTCACCACCACCGGCGGAGGCTCGGTCACAGAGATTGACGGCGGCTTCACGCTGACTGGACCGAATCAGGGAGGCGGCTCAAACACCGCCACCTACACGGCCGTGGCAGAGAGCGACTTCACCTACTCAGCGCTGTGGCACTACTACACCCAGGATGGTCCTGTCTTTGACCGTCCGCTGTTCCTGATCAATGGCGTAGAAACGCTCTTGGTCTTGCCGAGCGGCGGACAGGATGTGCAAGGGAGCATCCAGATCGAGCTGCGCGCTGGCGATGTGTACGGCTGGGCAGTCAATGCAACCGACTCCTGCTGCGGCGCTGGCTTCCTGACCGTTACCGATCCGACATATATCGCGCCGTCACCCACTCCAACATTGTCACCAGAGCCAAGCCAAGAGCCATCTGTTGAGCCAACGCTAGAACCAAGTCCGTCAGTAAGTCCATCGCCAGATCCTACGCCATCTGTAGAGCCAACTCCAGAGCCTTCGCCAAGTGTGGAGCCTTCACCAGAACCAACCCCAGAACCGTCACCATCTGTAGAGCCAAGCATTGAGCCGTCTCCGACACCTACGCCGGAGCCGTCACCAAGTGAGGTGCCAAGTGTTGAACCATCGCCGATCCCATCGCCGACTGCCACACCCAAGCCGTCGCCCACGCCTGACCCTACGCCAGAACCTACTCCGAGTGAGTCCGCTACTCCTGATCCCTCTCCTGTACCTATTGACTCACCGTCCGTAGAGCCGAGCGTGGAGCCAACACCTGAACCGACCTCATCGCCAGATAACATAGGAGAGCAAACGGTTGCGGCAGTTGGTGAGGCTGTTGCAGCAGTCGCTGAGACGGTGAGCAAGGCTATTGAGGCCATTGCCAACCTAGGCAAGGATCTCTCACCTGCCGAGAAAGAGAAGGCTGCTCCGGTTGCTGTGGCAATCGTGATCAGCCAGGTGGCAAGTGCTGCTGTGGCTGCTGCATCTAGCGCAGCGGCTACGGCGAGAAAGGCAAGCAAGTGATCAAGCGCATCATCGTTGATCTCGTCGGTGGAGCCTGGACGATTCTAGGCTTGCTCTTCGCTGTGGTCGTTCTGCCAGAGGGCGACACGCAGTCCACGATGGCCGCACTCTTCGGCGGTCTCACATTGATCTGGCTACTGACTGGACCACTTAGGTGGATGGAGGGTTGATGTCACACACAGAGCACATCGAGCAGGTACACCTACAGGGCTGGACGCGCGTTGATGTCGCGCCGATGGAGTGGGTCGCAGTCGTACCGAACGACAATCACACCGCCTTCGGCGGCACGCTCTGGCGCATTGAGAACGACGGCAAAGAGTACGCAGTGGGCGTGACCGCTGGTCACCCAGTCAGCGCCGCGCTTGATTACGACGCAGCCGGTCGCGCACTCGCGGTGCTCATCAAGCAGGAGAATCCAGCGTGAAGTACAAGATCAAGAGCCAACTCTACTCAGACGCTGAAGCGCAGCAGAAGGGCGCTAAGCAGATCCTTGACGACTGCACCTGGTCATCCTGTGCAGCCGCAGTCTCGTGGGCTTCTGGCTACACGGTGGACTACAGCGCGGCTGACGGTGTCGCCGCCCAGCGCGCCGCGCTGAAGCGTGTCGATGTGCAAGGTAAGTCCGACAATGGCGGCTCCCTGCCAGAGGCGGTCAAGGTCATCGCGCACCTAGGCGGCAAGGCGCGCTACGCCAAGTCATGGGAGGACGCAGTCGCAGCCGCTAAGGGCGGCGCTGCACTCATCGTCCATGTGCAGCAGGCTCCAAGGTTCTACCCAGAGGGACTGAAGGTCTCGGCCTGGCATGACCGCTGGTTCAAGTGGTGGAGCAAGCACGCCCCAGAGAAGATTCAGGCTGGCTACGGACACTGCACCAGCGCTGGCTATGACGATGTTGACGGCTGGCAATGGGCCTGTCCGACACGCGACGAGAAGGTCGCCGCTGAGAAGTACGGCGTGCCGGTAACGGAGGCGCAGTTGCGCCAGATCGCCAACAGCAAGGTCAAAGCCGGTAAGTACAAGGCTGACTATAAGGCGCTCCTGATCGTCACTCACCCAGGCAAGAAGGCAGCCGCACCTGCACCAGCAGCCGCGCCAGTTGCCACTACGCCAGTTGTGCCTGTCGCACCTACGCCAGCACCTGCTCCTAAAATCGCCGTACAGGCATCTAGGAGCCACGCAGAGCCACGAAAGGTGGCAGAGGGTACTAAGACACCTGACGCTGTACAGGCGCAGTTGGATCAGATCGGCAAGGCTGACTGGGGCGCAATCGCCGCAGACGGTCTCGCCGTCATCAATGCAGCAGCCGCTGCGACTAGAAAGGAAAAGGGTATGAACCGCATCTGGGCAGGTATCAAGTATGTCGCCGCGAACACGCAGATCGATGAGATCGCGCTGGACTTTGTCCGCACCTTCCTCACGGTCAGCATCTCGGTGGCGCTCGGTCTGGGTATCCCACTCTTGGACATCCAGGGTGGCGACTTCCGCACCATCGTCTCTGCCGGTCTCGCCTCAGGGCTGGGCATCGTGGTCAAGGCGCTTGACCGTGATAACGGCGCATACGGCCTCAAGCGCAACTAGCAATGCCAGTCCGAGTCAAGCGCCCATACGGCACTTGCTCGGTCTGTGAGCTACAGAGCAGGGTCTGGGAGGTCGAGTCTGAGCAGGTGCTCCTGTGTGGCATCTGCCTACGGCTCCTGATCGCCTTCGCTCTAGAGGACTTGTCGCAGCCGTCCTAGACGGCTTCCCCTGGGTGGACCCTCCCCACCCAGGGGCTATCCACCCTGCATAAAAAATAGTCACGCAACAGGGTTGACAGCCTGAAACCGTTGACCCTATGATGCCTATGTCAGGAGGAAACCAGCCAGACGGTTGGACTGACATAGGAGGTCAAAATGGCAAAGGGCAAAAAGGTCAGCAACATCACCTACCACGAGGATGGTACATATACCGTGCAGATGACTGACGGTGATCGCACTGAAAGCATCACCAACCAGTATGTCAGCGATGACCACTGCCAGAGGGTGACTGATCTCTTCCGATATTTCGGCATTGACTCAGCCATTGCTGGCAAGCCTGTTCAGTCGGACATTGACCGCGTTGCAGCCAAGGCGGTGCGCTAATGAAGTCAGCAATCATTGACGGTATTGGGTACGCGATCTTCATCGCGTGCATCTACATCGTGCTAGTCGTAGGAGGGTCACTGTGAAAGTCAATCGTAAGAGCACGCCGAAGATGGTCGTGCGGCCGTACTTCAGCAGCGAGTACGAGAAGCTCCAGCGCGAGTCGCGCCGACAGGAGCGCTTCGAGTTCACCGTCGTGATGATGATCGTCTGGGTTCTGGCGGTCATCCTCTGGGAGGTGTTCGGATGAGCAAGCGCTACGAGTTTGTATCTGCGCCACAGCGCAGCCCAGAGTGGTTCGAGATGCGGAAGGGCGGCATTACCGCCACCGGCATTACAGCCATCAACGGCACATCGCCATACAAGACCGCGTACCGACTCTGGGCAGAGTTGACTGGTCAGGTCGGTGAGCAGCCAGCAGGCGCAGCCGCGCAGCGCGGCCAGATCCTAGAGCAGGCAGTCGCTGACTACTACACGGCGGAGACTGGGAAGAAGCTGCGAAAGAGCAACGGCATCGTGCGCCTCAAGGAGCATCCTTGGGCGATGGCTTCGCTGGACCGCACCATTGTGGGAGATCCGACTGGACTCGTAGAGATCAAGACCTCAACGAGCAGCGCGTGGTCGCTGGCACCTGTGCCGCAGATGTATGTCGATCAGGTGCAGTGGCAGATGTTCATCACTGGCGCGTCGTACTGCGATGTCGCCGTGCTGCTCTCTGGCTTGGTGTTCCGCATTGAGCGCGTTGAGGCTGATCCGATCTACCAGACCCTGCTGTTCGATAAGGCGGTGGCGTTCCTGGACTTGGTCAAGACCAAGACTCCACCGCCGCTGACCGGCAACGACAGCGACACACTCGCAGAGGTCAAGCCGCAGAGCAGCAGCACCTACACGGTGGCAGATCCGCAGCTCGATCACATTGCGCGCCTCTACATTGAAGCCAAGGCTGAGGCTGAGGCTGCCGATGCTGCACTCAAGGAGATGGCAATCGCCATCAAGGAGGCCATCGGTGAGGGCGAAGGTGTGAAGGGTCAGGGCTGGCTTGCCACCTGGAAGCAGAACAAGAGCAGCGTGAAGGTGGACTGGGAGAGCATCGCGGATGTCCTCCGCACCGTTGCGCCAGAGACCTACGGCGAAGCCATCAAGCGCTTCACCGCAGAGAAGCCAGGTGCACGCGTGTTCCGCGTTCACGGCAAGGACGGTGACGCGTGATTGAGGTAGCGATCACACCTGCGCTGATCGTCCGCGCTGAGGAGATGTACAAGGAGGCGCAGTCCAGCAATGCACTGCGCTTCCGAAAGGACAAGGCTACAGGCAACACGACTTGGACTGGCGTGCTAGGTCAGGCCGTCTTTGAGCAGGTGCTCCGAGATTGCAAGATGCCCTACCTGCCAGTCAATCGCACGACGCACGACTACGAAGTGTGCGGTCTTAAAGTCGATGTCAAGACCAAGGCGTGGAGCCGACCGGCTGGCAACGATGTTGAGGTGAGCGTCTTTGACTACATCCGAGACCACCAAGCGGTGGACTATTACGCATTCGTTCACTTGCAGCTCGCGTTTGGTGAGGATCGGAATGGCGCACCAAGCGCTACACGATTCCAGCGTGCGTGGCTGCTCGGAGTGATGGATAAGAGCCAGTATCTGTATCTGGCAACAGAAGTGAAGGAGGGAACCGTATTCGAGAGCGGACACATTGCCAAGGCAAGTTCACTAAATCTGGTGGCGGAGAAACTGCTACCTGTAGAGACCATTGGAGGACCAGAGAATGAGTAAGCAAATCGCAGCGGCACTGGCCGCACCCTTTACCGGCACAGACCTAAAGCAGCGCCCAGGGCGTGGCGGAATGACCTTCACCTACGCCGACGCGAGGGCAGTCGCCCAGCGCTTGGACGATGTGCTCGGTCTGGCTGGCTGGCAGTTTGAGGTCAAGGTGGCAGACGCTGCCGCCAAGGTCGTACACGGCACCCTCATCGCAGTGATTGATGGCGTGACTACGGTCCGACAGGACTTCGGCTACCCAAATAGCGCTCAGGACGATGAGCCGTACAAGTCAGCAGCAAGCGACGCTCTGCGCCGCTGTGCAGCTCAGATCGGTGTGGGGCGGTCTCTTTATGCGTCAGCCACAGGAACGAGCCTCTCCGTGGCTCCTAGGGCGGTCTCCGTTGATTCTGTGAAGGCTTCTCAGCCTTCGGTTCTGAGCACGGATGTCGCCGTAGCAGCCGCAATGCTGTTCGCTGAGGGCGAATGCCCAGAGCACCGCACGGCTTGGCAGTTCAAGCCGGCAGGGGTCAGCAAGATGGGCAAGGAGTACAACGCGTTCTATGCGTGCAGCGGTAAGACCGACGGCCAGTTCTGCAAGCGCAAGCCCAGCATCGCCTGGGTGAACGCACAGAGCGCGCCACTCGG